AAGGCGATCGACATCTGGGCCGCCGCCTCTTTCGATTGCCCGGCCCCGGTCGCCATGAGGCCGAACGATGAGGCGGCGTCGAGCGCTTCACCTTTGGGAAGCCCGAAAGCGTGCGCCATCTGCCCGGCGAATGCGGTGACCTTGGCGCCCGAAGCCCCGAACGCTTGGGTGACTTTGTTTTCGGTTTCGACTAAGCTGATTGCCCCTTTGACCCCGCCGGTGAAGAACCCGACCAGCGCGCTTGTGGCCTTGTACACGACACCGACGATTCCCAGCGCGGCCGCGATTTGCAGGCCGAGCGATCGCACTGCCGGCGAAGCGACCGCCGCGGCGGTGCCGACGCCCGCGACCGACTGGCCGAGCCGTTGGGCGCTCGAGGCCCCCGGCGCGAACGTGATCGTGCGCAGTTTCTCGAGCGGTTTTTGCGCGCTGCGACCGGCGGAGCCGACAAAATTCATGGCCCGCGCGAGCGTCCTATAAACGGATATCGCTTTATCGGCCCCGGGGAATAAAGCTAGAACGGCGCGGTCGATCAGGCGGAGCGATTCGACCGATTTCTCGGCCGCGCCGGCGAGCGCCCCCCGGATTTTCGCTTGCAGGTTCGAGAGCCCTTGTTGCAAGGACTGAAAGCGCATCGCGCCCTCAATCTTGCGCGCCAATAGATCGAGCGTGCCGGCGACCTGGTTGACCAGGCCGGCGATTTGCGACCCGAGCTGAGTCAGCGGCGCGAACCCCTGAAAGAGCGCTTGGCGAATCTCATTCGACATCGTCGTAACGGCGCCGGCGATCGCGCCGATATTCTCGAGCGTGGCGCCGTAATCGGCGGCCGGCGGAGCGGTCGCCGCGGCGGCCGAGGTCGCGCCTGCGCCGGAAGCGCCGAGGTTTACAGCGCCGGTCGCGGAGCGCGCCCGGCCGGCCGCCTCGGCGACCTGGTCGAGCGCGCGCGCTGACCTGGTTGCATCGGCGATGAAGGCGCCGGCGTCGAGCTGAAGGCCGATCTTGATATTCTTGTTCAGACTCATGGGGAGGACTGCCGCGCCGCGATCGCTTTGAGGCGGCCGAGGATTTCGGCCCCGGATTGCTCGGCCGGACCGTCGGCCCCGAAGTAGGGGACGAAGGCCGAGACCGGCCGCGGTTTTTCTGCCATCAGGCTATCGAGCGCCGCGCAAATTGTGCCGGCGACGAAGTAGCTATCGGGGAGGCCGTAGAGCCGGTCAAACGCGATCCACTCGGAGAGCTCGGCCGAGCTCATGCGCTGGCCGAGCTCGGCGACCGTCATTCGGAGATGCGCGGCGAGTCGGAAGAGGAATCGTCGGAGGGATCGCTCGGCGAGTTTTTTTCGAGCTGCTCGACGTCGGCTTTGGTGAAGCCGTTGACCCGAAGCGCGGTATCGGCGATGCGCACCAGCGCGGTAGACGCTTGGCGGCCGAGCTGCTCGACGTCGTCGACGTGGAAGATATCCGCGCCGTGTTCGTCACACACCGTCGAGACCGCGAGCCGCGCGCGGAGGTTGCGCCGCTTGGTTGATTCCCAAATCAGCTCGAGCGCGTCGCGCTCGGCCGCGGTGAGCACGCGAACGAAAACGTGCCCGCCCCACTCGGGGACGTCGACCCGCTCGCGTGCGAGCTCGCGGGGAGCCAGGATTGCCAGTCGATCGAGTGCCATTCGAACCCCAGGGAAAAGGGAGAGCCGGTCGAGCGCGCCGACCTGGTCGAGCTCGAGAACCTCGGCCGATTAACTGCCGGGAGTGATCGTGAGAACCGTTGTCGTTTGAATCTCGACATCGGCCGAGAGATTGCTCGATTTCGGTTTGATGCCGGTAATCTTGAAGGACGTGATAAACCCCGAGAACCCGACCGTCGAATGTGTCATGTACTGGTCATTGACCGAGATTTTGTAGGCTTGCACGTTCGACGGAGTCGTGATGTCGTTCGTGAAGAGTTGTTGCGTGTGTGTGTCGGCCGGATCGTAGTAGATTTTCAGATTTAGTTTCCCGGGTTCGGGGAACTTGCTCGGCCGCGTGATGATCAGACCCGAGTTGAGCGCGGTTTTGTCGATCGCTTCGACCATTTCTTCCGGCCCATCAATCTCGTAGACCTGCGCCACCGTGACGAAGGTTGACGAGATCGAAACCTGCAATAGTGTGCCTTCCCCCGGTTGAACCGAGGCATCGACTGGCGTAGGCATGGGAGACCTCAGGAGTGAGTAGGGAGTGATTCGCGGAGCGTGAACGTGTACGTGACTTTTTTGTTGTGCGTGCCAAGGTCGGAGCCCGGGATCGGTTCGTAATAGTCGTCGACCTCGTCGGGATCGACGAAGACGTAGCAAATCGCCAGCCCCGAGAGCGCGCCTATGAGCCCTTGCATGCGGTTGCGCACCAATTCCCGAAGCGCTTCGATCGTCGACACCGCCGGCGCTTGGAATTCAAAAATCACCGTCGTGCGCCGCAGGCCGGCCGCGCCGCGGAGGTTCATGACGTGACTTGAGCCATCGAACCAATAACCGACGGCCGGCCCCACGTTCGTTTGCGGTATCACGGTCGGGTAGAGGTTCGCCCCGACAATCCCGGTAAATGCGGCGTCGGCTTCCAGCGCGGCAACAATGGCTTGTTTCAGATCGAAATTCGAGCCGGCGCCGCCGTATCCCTGCGTGACCAGGAGCGGCCCGCCGTACCCCTGCGTGACGATTTGGCCCATGTCGGGAAATCAGGCGCGAGACGTCGGCGCGTTGGACGGACCGCCGAGCGTGAATTGACGAACGATCGTCGTACCGTCGGACGCGAACAGCGTAAGCGTCGTGCCGCCGGTGATCGACCAGGCGCCGAAACCCTGCGCCCGCGCCGCCTGAAGACAGTCGGCGATTGATTCGGGAGCCCCCGAGCGCGTCACGGTCGCGGAGAGGTCGAGCTCGACCAGGCCGCCGGCGACTGTCTTCAACAGGATCGAGGGATTGACCAAAATCGCGGAGGCCGCGGCCGAAGCGATCGCGGCCGCCGAGGGATCAGGAGCGCGCACGACATCATGCGCATAGGGCGCCGTCGTGTCGGTCGAGGCCGACCAACGGATTTCGTAGAAATGACCGTCGGCCGGAATCGCGACCAGTGCCCCATAGTCGCCGGAGCCCGTGCCCTTTTCGGTAACCCCCGTTGACGTCCAGGATCCTTGTGAGGCGCCGCCCGAGTCGTAAACCTCATAGCCGACCGTCGAGAGGCCGGTCGAGAAACCGGTCGCGATTGAGAGGATATTCGCGACCGCCGCTACTGTCTCGAAAGCGGTCGCCGATGTGGTGCTGTCGGTCCATGTGACGTTGCCGGTCGAAACGCCCGTGGTGACAGGCGCCGTTGCGAGCGTATTGGATTGAACGGTGATTGAGCCGCAGCTAACCCCCGTGACACCGCTTGGCGTGAACGTCGGCGCGCTCGAGAGCCAGAGCGTACCCCCGCCGCTAAACGTGACCGTCGTGGTGTTCGACGTCGCGATTGCGCCCGGAGCGAGGGATAGAGTTTGCGCGTTGGAGAGATACGAGACCGAGCTCGGCGGAGTGAGCGAGGGAGAGCTCGAGCCGTTCGCCGAACCGGTGCCCAGCGCCGACGGAGTAAAGCGCGATGTTTGCGCGGTGTTCGTGTTGTTCCATGTGAGCGAGGAGGGTGACCAGGACCCGGCGAGGCTTGTCATCGTGGGATTGATCGAGCCAAAGTAGAGGCCGCCCGTCGGAGTGAAAGTAAAATTCGCGCTAGCGTTGTGAATGTAGCCGCTCGCGGGACCTGTGAGCGTGAAGGCCGTTGCGCTGCCGGATTGGAGCGTGATGCCGGTGGAGGCCGAGCGGCCCGGTAGGTCGATCGACGAGCCGGTAACCGTGTCGGTCGAGCCCGACCCGGGAGCCGTATAGGTTTCGGTGGCCGCGCTGCCCGAAATGCTGCCGTGAGTCGCCGACCAAGAAAACGTCTCGCCGGTGAAGGCCGTTGAGAGCGTGAAATTCTGCGTTGCGCCGTAGTTCACTGCGGGGTTCGTCGGCGCAATCGTGATGCCCGGCGGACCGGACCCGGCCGCGCCGGCCCACATGCCGCGGAGTATATCTTGCAGGCTCGCCACGCAGCCACAGATGAGGCCCGCGCTGTTAGCCGAGAGAATCGGCGAGCCGCTCGCGTCAGTGCCCTGGAAAACCTGCGACCCGTTCTTGTAGAGCGTGATTTGCGGTTGACCGCTTACCGTCGTGATCGAACCCGTGAGCACGTCGCCCGCGGCGAGCTGCGACCCCAGCGCGCCGCCTTGCGTGCCGACTGGGGTAGCGCCGGTGAGCACGCCCCCTGAAATCGTGAACAGATAGCAATTGACGACGTCAGTAGTGCCGGGAGTCACATAGACCCCGTAAAAGGTGGAGGCCGTGCGAGTGCCAGAGGCGCGCAGCACCAGACCGACGACACCGCCATTGGTTGGAAAGGAAGCATTGCGCACAGCCGCCCCGACCACGGCGCTAACGGCGTAGTTCGCGCTTGGCGGCGTCCAAGTATTCCAGGTAACGAAGTCTCCGGAGCCGAAGCCGGTCGGGATCGGCGTCTGCCAGTACAACGAGCCGGAACCGTCGAGCGTGAGCGTATTGCCGGCGGGACCCCAGGAGCCGTTAGCGGAATCCGGCGCATGACCGGTCAGCAATGCGTTCGCGGCGCCGTTGAAAAAATCGTAGAGGTCGGACATTGCTAACTATCCTCGGTGGAGTCGGTTTTTTTGCTGGCGATCGTGCCGGACGCGAGCAGCGCGGTATCGCTCGAGCCGGCGCGGAGGCGGGAGAGAGTGCCGCCCGAGCTCTGCGCGAAAGAGGCGTTGGAGCTCGCCCCCCGGTGCGTCAACCCCCCCGAGCGAATGCCGCCGACAGTGCCGCCCGAGACCGCCACGACGTTGTTGACGTTGGAGACCGAACAGCCGGCGAGCTCGAGGCGGTTGATAGTGCCGCCGGTGACCCCGACGAGCGCTTGGGAGGTCGACGAGTTTCGCGCCCAGGTGACGCCCTCGAGCGTGAGCTCGTCGATTGAACCCTGCGAGACACCCACGACGGGCCCGACGTTGGAGGGTTCGCTCGAATCTTCGCGGATCACGATATCCCGCAGTACCAGCGAGCCGCATGACAGACTGGAATCCGCGTAGACAATGGCCCCGCCGCCGCCCGCCCGGTTCGCAATGCGCCAGCCCTCGAGCGTAAAACTCTCAACGGTATGGTCGAGGAAATTCAGCGCCCCGCCGATCGAATTGGCGCAGGTAATATTCCAGTTTCGAAGCGTCACGTTGCCCATCGTGCCCGCGCCGAGCGACCCGAATTTCTCGGCGAGGAAATTGTGCGCCCACGTATTGCCGTTGACGCCTTCGACGATGACATCGTCGATGGTGGCCGCGGTGCCGCCCCCTTGTGGAGTGCCCGGGAGAAGACGCACGAACGAAGCGCACCCGATCGGGTAGAGGCCGCGGACGCGCACCCGGCGAATGTCGCCGTAGTAGACGACGGAGAACCCGCCGAAGACGCCCGCGCCGCCGGTTTGCATGTTGCCGTCACACGCATTGAGCGCGACGAAATCGTCGGCGCAGGCCCCGAAAACGTCTTCTATTGAGATGTCGGTCGCAGGCCCTTCGATCTGAATTGGATTGGTGCCAGAGTCGGCCGACGTGTAGCCCGTGAGCGCCGACGGGACGAGACCCGTGATATTGCGACACACCGCGCCGTTGACGTTGCCCAGGTTGACCCCGAAGCACGTCAGATCGTAGCAATAGACATTCTCGACCAGCACCCGGTTGACCCCGTAGAGCTTGATGCCACAAACGAACGTGCCGTCAACGGTGACGTTCTTTGAGGCGGTGCCGGTGGTGCCGTTGCGCGAGCCGCAATCAATGTAGAGGTTGCGAATGGCGATGTCGGAATCGACGATGCTCGCGCCCTGGTAGGGACTGCGCCAATTGGCGTTCGCGAACACAAAGCCGTCGGAAATCGAGCTCGCGGTTGCTTGGGTAATCGCCGTGCCGCCGGTGCCCGCGCCCATTCCTTCAACCGTCGTACCGCTATAGAGCCTGATTCCTTTGAGCTTGATCGCGCCG